AACAAGATTGTCGAGCGAGTTTCCACCCTGCACGTTTGCCGCGAACGTCGCCGCACCGTTGCCGAAGTAGCTGCCCGCCGCATTCAGCGCCGCGCTGAACAGACCCGAGATCGCCGCGCGCGCCTGTATGCGAATGATGTCGGCAATGAGACTGTCGGCAAAGCTCTTGAAATTCAGCTTGCCGCTCGTCACGAAGCTGGTGAGGGCATCTTCCATGCTGCGCGTCACGTCGTTGAACGCCGTTTCCGTCTGCGCTGCCATGTTGTGCGCCGCGTCCAGATAGTTAGCGAGACCGGCCGTCGCGCCGTTGGTCCAATCTGCCTGCTTAGCCTTCAGCGATGCGTAGTAGGCGTCATAGTCAGCGAGCGACTGATCTAGACCGGACTTGATCTTCGCCGAGGCATCTTGATAGTCGCTGCCGCCAAGCAGATCCTTCGGCGTCGCCTTGTCGAGCTGCTCCTGAAGACGCTGGTATTCCGAGTAGATTGATTTCACAGCCTGGACGTTCTTCAGCGCATCCGATCCCATTCCGAACGCGTCAAGCTGACGCCCGTACTGATCGTTCTGCCCTTTCTGGTAGCTCGCGATCGACGCGTCGAGCTGAGCCGAGCGCTCCTGCAGCTTCGTGAGATCGTCGCGGTGCTTTACCTCTTTCTCAAGTTCGACGTTCTTCTGAAGCTGCGCGCGGATCGCATCCTGATCTTTAATCAGGCTCTGCTGCTGCGGCGTCAGCGTTTTGTTCTTCCAGTCGGCGATCTGCTGATCGAATTTCGCGAGTTCGCTCTCTGCGTTCGTCAGCTTGCCAGTCGTCGAAAGTTGCGCTTCGAGCGCCGCCTGTTGGTCGCGCAGCGACTGAAGCATACGCGTGCCGGAATCGTCCTGAAACGCCTTTGCCTTCGGCTGCTTCGGGTCTTTGTACTTCTCGTTGATGTCGGACACCATCCGCGCATAGTCGGAGTCCGAGAACTGGCCGCCGGCGTCGAGTATCGATTGCCGGTCTTTCGCGAGCTTGGCCAGATCCTTCTCGCGGCGCTCTGCGTTCGTCATCATCTGGTCGCGCAACTTGTCGATGCGCTGCGCTGCCTCGACGCCCTGTTGCTGACGCTGCGCATTCGCCGATTGCAAATCAGCGTTGTCGGCCTGTGCGCGCTGCAGGCGCTTAAGTGCAGCGATGCGCTGATCGATCTCCGCAATGCGGCCAGCCGAGAACACATTGCCCTTGATGTCGTTCCGCTCGCCGGTGAGCGTGTCGATCTGATCCTGCAGAGATGCGCCCGTGCTCAACCCTTGCTTAAGCTTGGCCCAGAATGTCTGAACTGACGATGAAAGGTTGTCCCATGCTTTCGCCGCCGCGCCCAGGTGCGCCGTCGACGAGTTCTCTACCTGCGAGGCCGTTGCCTCGATAACAGCCTGAATTGCTTTGTGCTTGTCGCCAGCTTCCTGCAGCGCCTGAATGTGCTGGTACGTCGCCACATCCATGAAGTGCATCGACGCATTGTGCTCAGCCGCCCACTTCGCAGGATCGTCGGCGAGCTTCGAGTATTCCTTTTCAACGTCGGCCAGCTTCTCGCCGGAAATCTCAGCCGTGCGCAGGATGACATCCGCGAGCCCCGACATTTCAGTTGCAGTGAGCTTTCCGCTCTGCGCAAGGTCCAGCAGCACCTCATGCGACTTGCTCAGCGACGCGCCAGAGCTACCCGACACGGCTTCCGCCATCGCAGCGAGCGAATCTCGCGTCAGACCGGCATAGTTGTTCGTCAGCACGAGCGCAGCGTTGAACTGCTTCGCCTCTTCGGCGCCCTTGATCGCAGCAATAGCTACCGCTGCGAGACCACCAACAAGGACGGCGCTCGACAGGCCTGCCGCGCTGAAAATGAGGCTCATCGCATCAATTCGCTCGCCAAGCACCAAGATGGAGCCGCCGAAATTCTTCCAGTTGCCCTGCGATGCTTCGTGCGCAAGCACGAGCAGTTCGCGCCGAGCGCCCGCCGTCTTCAGATTGAGCTCTTCCGTGTGCTTCGACGCATCGGCAATCTTGTCGATGTACTGTTGAGCGCTATTGCTCACGCCGAGTGCAGCGGCTTGCATCTGCAGCAGTTCCGCGCGCGTCTTGCCCGCGGCATCGGCCTGCTTTGCAAGCGACTGGATGAACGCATTAACCTGCCGGGCGCTGGCCTGGCTGGCGTTCGTCGTCGCTTCCTGAATCGCCTGCTGGGCTGCAGCCGTGCGCGCCGCTGCGGCCTCTTGCGAGGAAACGAAAGAGCCCGCGCTCTGCTTCGCGCGCTCGATCGCGGCGGTGTAGCCGCTCGCATCGGCGGTGATGCGGACAACAGTATCGTTAGACACTCGCGAGTTCCTTCACTTTGGTCTGAATCACACCGTCTACGGCTTGCGCCGCCGCGGTCCGTTTCGCCTCGTATCCCGGACGCAAGAATGGCTGCGCTGCCATCCGCGAAGTACCGTATTCGACAAAGCGCCCGTAGAACGCTTCCTTGCTCCACGTGACGATGTACGACGCGATCCTTCCTTCGAGCGATTGCTCTTTGTCGTACGCAATCAGCATGTGATCGCGGAGATAGCCGGGATAGCGCTCCTGCTTCGCGCCTTCCCATGTCTGATTACCGACCGGCGCGCGGAGCTTCACCTCATCCAAGATCACGCGGGCGCCAGCGACGGCGGCCTGGCGTAGCACCGACTCGCTCGCGATGTCGTCAAGCGCGCGAAGCTTGTCGGTGAGCCCGCCCGGGTTCTCGATCGTGAAGGACTTCCTAGCCATTCTGTTTCGGGAACATCTTCGCTAGGATCAGGTTCGAATGGGCTTCCGGATCGTCGAGCAGGACAGGCACCGACTCTGATTCCGCTTCCGCCCGGGCGAGTTCGTTCCACGGCGTGAATTCAAGCGCGCTAAACGGCGTCTTGCGCACCTTTTGGTTCCGGTGGACGTTCGCAACCAGCGCCGCGACCGCGCCCGCGCGAAGGTCGTCGTAATGCCCGCCGCGCTGGTCAATCTGATACGAGGCCATGTAATTGACGAACTCCGCGCTGGTGATGCGCAGCTTCAGTTCGCCGACGGGGATTCCGAGATCGATGCTGAGCCGGTACCAGAATCGCTCTTCTGGCCGGCTTCGGAGTTTTTTGCTGCGTCCTCGACAGCGGCTTGGCCCATGCCATTGATGCGCACGGCGACGTTCGCAAGGCGATCGAGGACGGTGCTGCTCAGCGCCTTCAGCATGTCGACGTCCGATTCGTCGAAGACCGATTCGCCGCTTTCGTCGACGATCGTCGCGAGCAGCAGATCTGCCTGCGACTGGCTAATCGACACCTTGCTGCCGTCCTTCTTCGCATAGAAGGCGTCGCGCGCGAGGCCCGTCATTTCCGAGACGATTACTGTCACGCCTTCACCCCATTCGGGGACATCAACGCGCTCGCTCTTCAGGTGAGCGATGGCGAAAATCGCCGCTTTTGTTGCACGGGAAAGAATGTTCATGGGTTCTCTGTCGTAAGGTTGATGGATGACCGCGTTTTACGCGTAGGTCACAGCGCCCGTGATCCGGATCGACACGCCCGTCGTCGTCAGGATCTGATCGACACCGCCGTCGAGCGGGTCGTTCTTCACGTAGCCGCTGAACGTCGCCGTGCGGCTGTTCGGCAACGTCAGCTTGAAGTTCTTCAGCGAGCCGGCGACCTTCGCTGCGCTGCATGCGACCTGACCCGGATCCGAGAAATCCTTGTCGACGTCGAACGTGAAGTGACCGAAGTCTTGCAGGCCGAGCATGAATTCCTTCGCGGCGCTCGACAGGTTCGTCTTGTCGATTTCATTCGCCTCGCCGTCGAAGCCCTTGAAGCTCTTGAGATTGCCGATCGGCGTCCAGGTGACAGGCGTCGCATTGCCCGATGCAGTGATCGTCTTGCCGGTCGTGTCGATGTCCACGGCGAAGGTATTCGTCGTCACGTTCTTGACTACGACCGTCTGACCGTTCAGCAGGCCAGCGTCGGCGCCGGTAAGGCCAGCGAGCGTCTCGATGTCGCCATTGACGAAGCCGTGAGCGGCAGACGTCAGAATGGTCGGGAAGCCCAGCGCGATCGCCGTGATGGTTTTCGCAGCACCAGCCGTGCCGGAGACGGAAAGCGTCGATCCCTGAGCGGAAATCGCAGTCGATGTCATATCAGACCTCTCAAAATGAAAAAACCCGCTCAGGGCGGGTCGATGGATGAAGCGTCGAAAGTGTTACGGGGTGTACCAGATCGAAAAATCTTGCCGCGAGCCGTAGAGCTTCGTGTCGACTTCATACGTACGCACCGGCGCGCCGATGGTTGTCGCCTTGGTGACGTCCGTCGTGAGCGCGGCAATCACACTCTGCATGAGTTGAACCTCGGCGATCCGCGCATCAGCCCACACATTCACCTGCATGCGCGCGTTCTGCAGTTGCACCGTGTTGCTCAGGTAGTTCGGCGACTGCCCGCCGACTGCCTGGTATGTGATGTAGGGCCGCGGCGTGCCGATCGGCGCGATGTCTGGATAGCAGCGGTCACCGACGAGGCCGCGCAGCGCGCCATAAACGATCGCTTCTGCGGAATTAGCCATTATTGGCACCTATGCTGCACGCCAGATCGACATAGCGACGGCCGGCGTAGTCGGGCAGCACCGCCTCGATATTGAAAATCCCGCCGTCGAATACGACGCGCATCGCGGCAGTGATGTCCGTGCGCCACCGAACGCGCATGCTCACCTGCGCCTTGCTGACCTCTTCATTGGCGCCCATGTATTCCTTGCCTGTCGCGGCAAGAATGTTCGCCGGGACGGAATCCGCGACGTCAACCCACGACGTCATGGGTTGCCCCAGCTCATCAGCGCCCGTCTGTTTCACCTGAATGGTGATGCGCCGATTGAAGTCGCCAGATCGCATTACGCATACCCCATGATGCGATATGGATCGAGAATCTGATCAACATACGGCAGATCGTGAACCTGCCCGCGATTGAGGATCGCGACCTCTTCACGGTTTTCGTACAGCGTCGCAACGCGCAGCAGAATCCACGACTTGATGCCCGCCGGCACATCAGAGGCGTCGCCATAGCCCGCCGTGAAGCTGATCTGCACCGCGTTCGTCGTGTTGAGCGTGTCGGGCCAATATGTTCCCGTCTTCGGCGTCAGCACGCCGGGCTCGCTCACGTTGTCGACGGCATACAGTGTCGGGTCGAGCGTCTGCTGAACGCCGTTCGGGTCGACGTACTTCACGGCATCGACCGACTGCAAGCGCGGGAACGGAAGATCGATCCTGCTCCCGCGGAATCGCACCGCGTAGTTGCGCATCGTCATCCACGCCGACGGCAGCTGATCGACCGGGACGTACCCCGGAATCACGCCGTAGTAGGTGTAGAACGGGAACGCATCGAGAAACAGATCGAGCGTCTGCGTCACGAAGACGCGGCGGCAGACGTTCTCTGCATGCACGCGCGCGGCCACGATCAGCATCTGGATCAGAGAGTCTTCCGACGAATCGGTGACGCGCAGATGCAGCTTCGCCTCGTCGAGCGACACCGGCTCCTCAGCCGGCGCCTGCGTCAGCCTGATGCCCATGCTTTAGCTTGCCGAAGCCTGCGAAGCATCGGCCGCATCGGCCTGCTTCTCTTCGATGACGGCTGCTGCAACCTCGGCAGCTGCGGCAGGATCTTCCAGCGCGATCAATTCCGCGCCCTTGCTTGCCGCGTATGCGACAGCGTCTTCGTGATTGTCGACCGCGCCGGCGGTGGCAAGCGCCTTGATGACCGGTTCCGGGCCCTCGACGATCTGGCCGTGCTTGATGCCGAGACC